ATTTTGCCGTTACAGAACCCCCACCAGTGGCAGATGATGAAGCTGCGCTGCTTGATTCTATGGTGTAGGTGTTGCCGGTAGAGTACGTTATCTGAAACTCTCCGTTTAGGGTCAGCCCACCCGCAGCAGAAGCTCCGCTAAACGTGACAAAATCACCGTTTATGTAGCCTCCATTGGCATCTGTAACAGTGACAGTGGTAGAGCCAGAAACGGTTGTAAAGGGATTGGTAAGGGACACGCCAGACGGCGTGCGTTCAGGTGTTACATCGAAGTATTCTCCACCCTTCTCTACATAAAACTTGAGATTGGTGCCTACACCGAGCAGGTTCTGGCCTTCTAGCGTAACCCAATTGAACAGAGAACGTGCAATACCAAGAAACGTATTACCAGATATTTGCTGCCATCCGCCTATCTTTTCGGGGTACCCAGCACGAAAACGTACTTTATCGCAGTCGGCCCAACCTTCTTCATCTACGTAGCGTGTAACTTCTTTGTTCACACCGGGGCGTAGGGTTAGCTTACGCAACGGCATTATCTATATTCGCCTGTACGAATCATTTCAGTCACCTCTACAGCACGGTTGCCGACTTGTTTAGCCCAACGGCTATCCATAAACTCATCAGCGGCGATGTCGAACTGCTCACGAGACATGGCTTCCAGAGCGTTAACAAACCCGCGCAGCCGCGTGATGCCTAGATTGAAGCACATATCGACCATTGCGTCACGTCTTGCCTTGTTCAGCCCTCCGTACCAGTAATACGCATCTTGCAGTTCTTGGTGACAACGCTCTAAGTCGTTATGTAGTAAATAGTCAATTTCATCGGGAGACAGCCCCAAGCCAGACTCTGAGATGTTTCGGCCTACGCCTATGGTCTCAAAACCCTGTGTACATTTGTAGACCTTAGATTTAACGCCTTCATGGCGCTTTATCATTTCAATTAGCTCGCCCATTACTTCTCCCGTGCGACGGAGTTAACTTTCTCGTAGGAACGCATAGCGCCCAACCCGAGCATACCCATCATAACGGGCACAAGAAGCGTTGTATCTACCTCTGGTACAGCTACCCAGATGCTGATTATGTTGGCAATAATGGTGTTGTACAGCAGCCCTAATGCACAGATCCAGCCGATAGCAGGTCGCCATCCCGCTACAAATAACGACTTATGTGCAGCTTCCATCTTGTTGATTTCTAGCTGGCCTTTCAGCGCCTCATGCGAGTGCTTTTCAGACATAGTAGCAATCTCATGGGCCAAGGCGTTCTTCTGATCCTTGTCCTCTATGAACTTGTCCAGTAGCCCAGTGACCGGCCCTACTAACGATGCAACGATACTCATAATCTACTTCCTATTTGACCACGCTTGAGCGCCAAAAAACGCAGCTAGTATACCCGCAACCGATACGAAGTAGACTGCCGCCATATCACCTAGAATCGTTGCTGCTTGATTCAGCCCGAAAAGCTCTGATGCCACGACCAAGCTGGGGTACAGCAACATGCCCCACAGCGCAAACCAACTCATAGCTCGTTGCGCGTCGGCTCGTTCATGGTGCAACCGTAACTCCAGTAGCTCTTTGCTAGTTTCGATTTCTTCATCAGAAACTACGCCGTCACCATCTGCATCGTATTCGGCGTATTCGCTACCTTCTTCTAATCGTTTTGCGTTCACAGGGAGTTACCATTTCGTATGTATATGATGTCCAGACTTGCTGACACTGCTATGTTGGCACCAGAGGAATCCCCTATACAGCGAACTTCTAAGTCTGTTTTCTGCTCGAACTTCAACGGGATACTGTAAGTCTGATGCAGCACACCATTATCAATAACGTGCTTATCGTTCGTCTGAAACACCTCACCAAAAGGTCGTGCAACCAAATGAACGTTTGCGTATTTGTTGTTTTGCGTTGTAGCAGCAGTAATGTCTTTTTGAAGTAGATACGCTGTATGGTCTGCTGGAACCGTCCACAGTGCCATAAGTGACTGATTGTCCCCCGCTGCAATCGTTGCATACTTCTCAGCAGGGACACCTGATGTAACGGTGCCATCGCCTGCGTAGATTACGCCTGCATTTTGACCGCCAGACCCAGCAGTATTCACCACCATACGGTTAATTCGGATGTACGTTTTGGTCGTGTTGACGGGGGTCTGCCCGTTCAGCGTTACTGTTTCGCTGATTTCTGCGTAATCCGCATCTAACCCGGATAAAGTGACGGTACGCGCACCAGTCCCTGCAGACGTATCGTTTGCAGAAGAACTAGATACTTTGAGCACCGTAGCGGTCTCAATGTAGCTATACAGCCCGCCTTCAGCCCATATGGTTTCCAAGCTGTTATCCACATCTGGGTTAAAGCCAAACTTAAAAATAGCGTAATGCCACCCGACTTGACCGCGTTTGACCTGTAGCTCAAAAGGCTCTGTAGTACCTACGCGACTGATTGATGAAATTTCTCTGCTCATGGCCCAAACGCTTTAATAATTAAAAATATAATACCAATAGCTACGCCACCCCCAATGACGCAACTTATCAATCCAACCGAAATATCATGGATCAGCTTTTCACGTTCTTTGCGTTTCTTGTTCAGCATAGCTTGATGAGCCTTCCTATCTCTTTCTTGTTGGAAAATCGCGTCATCATAGTTTTTCAAAAGGGCTGGATCTGCGACCAATAGGAGATCCCGTAAGTCTTTCTGATATCGCTCTTGCGACCTGCGAAGCATTTGTAGTTTTAAGATGTCATTCTTAGATAGCGGCTTGAATGCAGAAGACTTGCGGTCAATCTCAAACGCATTGAGAGCTTCACCAAAATCTGACACCAAAGCCATTGCCTGATCGACATTAGCCTTACCCTCGTTCACATTCTGGATGACCGTATTGATCTGCTGGAGCAGCATTCCAGCGGCGGCAACAGATTCAATAATCATGACTTACCCCATAAGTTGCGGCAGTGCGACAGCTACAATGACAGTGACATAGACACCCCAAATCATCATTTCAAGACGATCAAATCTTTTTTCACCTGATTGTAGGCGCTGTTCGATAGCTTCGTACCGGAGGGCGCATTCTTTTTCGTGCGCTTCAATCTTAGCTATAGCTTTTTCTGTTGGAGTCATACGGATATATCTACTCTTTGTGTAGGGGCAAGAGTTGTAGCTTCGATCTTGCTTCCCTTCTGAGTGTATAGGACGGGAATAATCGTCTCCACAACCTCTTTTATCGGCTCGCCTTCAGCGCCTGTTCTCAGGCGCTCTTGCTTTTGCACAGCAATCTGCTTCCAACTAATTTGAGCAGATTCGCCTACCGAACCTACGTCCACAGTCTACTGCACCGCTTCTGCTTTTGGCTCTTCCTCGCCTTCTTCGTCTTCTTCTGGCTCAACGAGTTGCGCGTCAGCTTGTACCTTAATTTTCATCATCAAAGGCCAAGTGCCTGATTTGCTTGGCATATCGCCAAGGACCGCTAGGATTGTGTTGATCTCGTTTTCTTCTAGGTTAATTTGCACGGTTTTTTCCTTATGGTGTATATGCGTTTGCGGCTGAGATAGCAGAGTCAATTGCAGTGAAGTCTTCTGAACCCCAGTCATCTAGCGCCTTGCCTGCTTCCAAGTATCCTGCACTGCGTAGTACACGCTCTTGCTTTTCAGTGTTAGTCAGATCGTTGCCGTACTCATTGTCGGCGTCTAGCACACTTGTGATTACGTTAGCGCCGCCCAGCATCGCTTGGTACATCTGTGCTTTTTCTTCGTCGGTTCTTACTTCAGACATTTTAGTCTCCTATGATTCTAGTGCTTCAATACGAGCAGTTAGTGCAGCGTTCTCTGCGGATAATTCTTGGATGGCTTTGACAAGCATGGGTACTAATGCCGAAGGCGCAACCTGCTGTGTGCCGTCCGGGTCTTCAGCCCAAATGTTATGACCGTTGACTACATCAGAGTTTGCATCAATGACAGCCTTTACTTCTTGGGCTATAAAGCCGTGATGTGCCTTTCCGTCTCCAAATACAGGATCTGAAGAATCTGCATCATATTGAGGCAAAGTAGTTGCAACAGCGTTTTTAGCGTTCCACTTAAAGGTAACAGGACGTAAAGCATTAACAAATGAAAGACCTACTGTAGAATCTGCAATATCTTTCTTTAGACGTTCATCTGAAGCTGCTGCCCATGAGGTGTCTGAGCCGTCTAGGTTTAGAGTTGCGTTACCATTAGAGGTGCCAATCCTAACTGTGTTAGCTCCTCCTCCAACAATGTTGCTTCCTAGGACTACTTCTTGGTCTACACCTACGGCGCTTGGGGCAAGATTAAAACCTAGTGCTGTACAACGATCTCCTGTTGTAAAAGTATCAAACACCTCATTTCCAAAGAGAGTGTTCTGAACTCCGCTGGTAATTGCAAAACCTGCATTTAACCCAACTGCTACGTTGTTAGCATCAAGGTTGGTGGTATTATTTTGAGTAGCTAAAGCGTTTATGCCTATTGCTACTGATCTATCACCTTTCGTCTCAGATTGTAATGCGCCGTAACCAATAGCTGTATTGAGGTCTCCCGTGGTCAACCTATACCCAGCTAAAGAGCCAACGAGTGTTTGAAGCCTTCCAGTGGTGATTGCGTTACCGGCTATATACCCTACCGCCGTGTTGTGAGATTCCGTAGCGCTAGTGAAATTTTGATTAGCTAAAGCAGAATAGCCTACTGCTGTTGATTGACTGCCTAAAGTGTCACTGTCTAATGCACCATAACCAACAGCTACGTTAAAATCAGAGTCGGTTAAAGCGTCACCAGCAAAGGCACCGACAAGGGTATTGCGGATTCCCGTGGTGATTGCTGCGCCTACGCCGTAACCAACGGCTACATTGTAGTTATCTGTACTTGTAGTAAAGTTTTGTGCGTTTAAGGCGTAATTACCAATTGCAACAGTACGATCACCTTTTGTATCTGCTCCTAAAGCACTTCTACCTAGCGCAACATTATTGTTGCCTACGGTCAAAGCGTCACCTGCAAGTCCTCCAATGAGGGTATTGTCTACGCCCGTAGTGACTGATAGACCTGCAAGATAACCAACGGCGGTATTAATACTAGCAGTTGTATTTTCTTTGAGAGCTTCAGTTCCAATAGCTGTATTATGACTTCCCGTTGTCATTCTTTTTAATGATTCACGGCCTACGCCTACATTATTACCGCCGGTTGTAGCAGTAATCATTGAATCTCTACCGATGGCTGTGTTGTTATCTCCCGTGGTTACAGAGGTCATTGCACTATAGCCAAGTGCGGTGTTACCTATTGCATCTGTAATTGCATCACCTGCAAGAGCACCAATTAGGGTATTCTGGGTTCCCGTGCTGATTGCACCACCTGCAACATAGCCTACCGCCGTATTGTAAGCATCTGTAGCTGTTGTATGATTTGAAGCACCTAGAGCAAAATAACCCATAGCTGTGTTGTATTGACCTCGCGTATTTGAAGTTAACGCAGCATATCCAACGGCAGTATTGCGATCAGAATCAGTCAGTGCATCGCCAGCCTGACCACCGATAAGAGTGTTCTGTATTCCCGTGGTGACTGACAGACCAGCCTCAAACCCTACAGCCGTATTGAAGGAATCTGTCGCCGTAGTAAAGTTTTGATTGTTTAGGGCTGCTTTACCAATGGCAACACTGTTACTGCCTAAAGTGTCTCCACTCAAAGCGGCAAATCCAATTGCTACATTGTTATCAGCATCAGTAAGTGCATCACCCGCAGCGCCACCAAGAAGGGTGTTATAGATTCCTGTGGTAACTGACGCCCCTGCGCCAAACCCTACAGCCGTATTGTAGGCATTTGTTGCCGATGTAAAGTTTTGAACCTTTAAGGCATCTTTACCCACAGCAACAGAAAGACTACCCAATGTATCGGCGCTTAAAGAAAGACGGCCTACTGCTACATTGTTGTTTCCTGTTGTTATAGCATCGCCAGAATTAGCACCAAGAAACGTATTATTAACGCCAGTTGTTACATCGTTGCCTGCGTTATATCCAACCGCTACGTTATAAACATCAGTGTCGCTACCGTTAACTTGATTTTGTAGTGCAAGAGTGCCAATAGCCACACTTCTTTCGCCGTGTGTTTCTGTGCTTAAAGCGTTGTGTCCGATAGCTACATTAGCCTTGCCTTCAGTAAGAGCATCCCCAGCTTGACTCCCTATAAGAGTATTCTGGATTGCTGTAGTCAAAGCCGTACCTGCAGCATATCCAATGGCTACGTTGTTATCACCCGTAGTCAAAGCCGTACCCGCTTCGTCGCCCACAACCACGTTAAAGTTGCCGCCAGAGGTGATGGAGTTACCTGCGTTGACACCCACTCGGACGTTGGATGTGCCTGCTGACGCGGTGATGATGTCTGCACCGTCTGCAAAGGTTACGTCACCAGTAAAGGTGGATATTTGTAAAGTGCTTGCAGCATCAACCATTGCAGCGCCTGATCCAGCGCCATCGCTGTAGATAGCTTTGGTCTGACCATTAAGGATGGTGATGTTCGCACCAGAGCCTTGGCTGATAATGATCGACTGCGACCCGCTAGTTGCGTTCTCAATGAACCACAGCTTGCTGACCGTGTTTGGCCCTATAGTGATGGTGCAAGTTGAATCAAGAGTGCCAGTGTATTTGAGGAAGAGACTGCGGCCCGGATCAGTAGACCC